ATGGTTAAGACCTTCGGTGTTTTTTCGCGTAAAATCACTAAACGTTGACTGACGCTATGGGACGCCGACCAAACACCGCAATCCTTGCCCAAATCGCCGCTACCGGAGTGAGTAACCGACAAGCGCGACGACAGCTAGAAAAAGCCACCGGCCCAGCGGTCACCAAGGCGATCAAGGTGGTGGAGGGGATCGGTCTGGACGGAGAGATCGATCGGCTCGAGTCGTTGGCGGCGACCTTAGGTGAGGCCGCGAAGCAAGCGGTGGGGCCGGAGCGGTCGTCACTGATCGGCGACTACACCCGAGTCGTTGAATCGTTGCGCAAGATGAAGGGCGACCGCCCAGACATTAACGAAGCGGAGGGCAAAATGGTGCCGATAGACGAGGCGGACAAGATTCTAGCCGCCCGAGATAACGCCCTCATCCCACTACTCAAGGGCATGGCCAAGAGGCTGGCGCCGATCTGCGCCAACCGGCCGGCGTCCGAAGTGCAGACAGAGGTCGAAAATGAGGTGGGGCAGATCATGCGACAGGTAGAGGCGGCGCTGTGACCAAGGCGCAAACAAAACTCCGCAAAAACGAGAGGGCAAGGTGGCACTACGAAACACCGCCGAGCGTTATCGATTGGGCTGAGAAGCATATCCAATTAGACGCTAGGATCACCGCCCGCCCAGGGCTTTACTCAACCTCATATACGCCGTACGTGAGGGGCGTGCTCGAGGCGCTGGCCGATCCCGGCGTGCACACCGTGGCGCTGTGTTGGGGGTCGCAAACGGGTAAGACGCTTACCCTGGCGGTGTGGCTTGCGTACAGGATTGCGAACGATCCAGCGCCCGCCCTTCTGGTTATGCCTAACGCGGATCTAGCCCGCTCCTATTCCAAAACTCGGCTAGTGCCAATCTTTGAAAAGTGTAAGCCAGTAAAAGCGCTTTTTCCTTACGACAGCGACGACTTCGCCAATCTTGAAATGCAGTTCAGCACCTGCACTTTGAGTCTTACTGGCAGTAACAGTCCGGCCAATATTAGCAGCCGTCCTGTGTGCATTGCCGTTTTGGATGAATTGGATAAATTTGCACCGCCAACCGAGCGCGAGTCGTCGGCCGCGTCCCTTTGCCTTGAGCGTACGAAAGCTTTTCCCGCCCGTAAGCACGTCCTTACCAGTACGCCTACTTTAAGCACGGGCGATATCTGGCAGAACTATATGGCGGGGAGTCAGGAACTATTTCACGTCCCTTGCGCTAAGTGCGGAGAGTTTCAAGCGATGGAGTTTGGACGGGTGAAGTGGTCGGACGAAGCGAGGCAAGAGGACGGCAAGTGGGATCTAAAGAAAGTATCAGACACCGCCCACTACCACTGCACAAAGTGCGACTACGCATGGACCGAAGGGGATAGGCGTGCATCGATTGAAAAGGGTAAGTGGGTGGCGGGGAACGAGGGAGCGGAGCCAGGGCGAAGGTCGTTTCGATTGCCGTCTTGGATGTCGCCCACCGTAACCATCGCCGACTGTGCTAAGAAATTCCTAACCGAAAAACATTATCTGCACGGGTTGCAAGGATTCGTCAACGGATGGAGCGCAATGCCATGGGAAGACCAGTTCGACGACGACAAGAGCGTCGACGTGCCGGCGGGTGCCTTTGCCAAAAAGCAGGCATGGGAAGTGGAACATTTAAAATTGGCGGCCATAGACAGACAGATCGACGGCTACTGGTTTGTCGTGCGTGCCTTTGCAAGGGACGGATCGAGCCGCCTGATCGAGGAAGGGCACTGCCGAACCATCGAGGACATCGCCCACACGCTCACAGAGCTGGGCGTACAGCCAAAGTTTACCGCGATGGATAGCGGATATGAAACGCAGGACTCATATAGAATCTGCGCGAGGTACGGATTCAAAGCACTGAAGGGCGAGGACCGGCCGTGCTACTGGATTGAAACTCCAAAGGGCCGCATGAAGTCGGTGCATAGCGCAGAGCAGCCGACCGACGCCGGGTGCATGTTGTTACTTGTGAGCTCGCCGGCCTGCCAAGATCTCCTGGCATGGTTAAGGCGAGGGCAGGGGCCGCGGTGGGAAGTGGCACACGACGTAAGCCCAAACTACAAAGAGCATTTATCCAGCCACAAAAAGATCCACCGAGTTAATCGTAAGACAGGACGCGATCTTTACGAATGGGTGCGAATCAAAAGCAGGGCAGACCATTTATACGATTGTGAAACCTACCTCTCCGGCTTTGCCGTGTTTGGTAAAATTATTAAGCCCACAGGGTCAATGGATGTAGATTCGTTGACACCTTCAGTGGCTTAATGGCCGCCCTTTCCCGTCGTCTGATCCGGGCAGTCGCTACCGATTATTTGGCACAGGCCAGCGGGGTGACTGCGTCCGCCCTAGTGTCGCTCGCAGCGGACCGCAACACCGCCATGACGGGCGCCGCGTCCGGCCGAGCGCTTGTGGGATCTTCAGCCGGTGGCCAATCCGCCTCCTTTCAAATCGATCTCAAGCCCACCGACCGCGTCGAACTCTTCCAAAGCGCCATCGATTACCTCGGCGGCCGCACCCTCACTCGTACCGCAGCGGACTTCACGTTCGTGATTGATAGCTAATATGGCCAACGTCTCCCTAGTTCGTCGGTTAGGCGCAGGCATCAAAAGCTTCAGCGCAGGATTCGGCTCTGGCATCAGTACGTTTCAGCCTTACGAAGCGGCAGGATTCTCCCGCAAACGCCCAGTCATTTACGGTGCGCATGCGAGAGATTCGTCACTGGATTTAAGCGAATGGACAAGAACGGAACTTCTTAAACTTGCCCGCCACATGTACCGAAACGTCGGACTGATTAAAGGCGCCGTCGATTCAATCGCCGCCTACTCCATCGGCCCCGGCTTGCGCCCCCAGTATCGCGGGACAGATACAGAGTTTGGAAAGTTGGCCGAGCAGTACTGGCGGGACGTAGTGGCGCCTAACCCAGAAGTGACGGGACGGATGACCTGGACCGATCTCCTCTTGGCACTCAGCCGATCGATCGACGTGGACGGCGACGTGTTCGTAATAATGACCGACAAAGGAAAATTACAAGTCGTTGAAGGTCACAGAGTTTGCGAGGGTGATAACTACGAATCTACCGACGGCGTTTTCCTTGGCAAGATGGGTGAGCCCACCGCCTACCTTTTAGAACTCGGCGACACGTACCGAAAAATAAATTCCGATCTCGTAATTCATCTCATGGAAATGGAACGGCCAGACCAGATCCGTGGCGGATCTAATCTAGCCCGCGCACTCAATCACGTACGTGACCTAAAACTTTTGGGCGAGTTTGAAAAAGACGCGCTTAAGTTGCAGGGGTCGATCGCTGCCGTCATCACGTCCAGCGAAGGCGACGCCCTCGCTAGCAGTGGCGGATTCTTTGGAAACATTCAAGCCGCCGACACCGGCGATACCAGCATCGCCCGCGAACAGATCACCAGCTCCGCCACCATCCCGCGTCTCGCCCCTGGGGAAAAGATTGAGATGGTCGCACCTAACCGGCCCAACAACGGATTCGAGCCTTTCGCAAAATATCTAATCCGCGACGTCGCCATGGGCCTTGGTCTACCGATCGAGTTTGTTTACGATCCCGCCAGCGTCGGCGGGGCAGGGATGCGATTCATCGTGGCCAAGGCACAGCGCCGTTTTGAACAACGCCAACGCCTTTTAGTTGATCGATTCTGTAATCGTTCATGGGCCTACTTTATAGGCCGGGCGATCGCTAACGGGGATTTACCGCCCACAGAAGACTATCGGAAAGTAAGCTGGCAGACTCCGAAGTCATTAACCGTGGACGCAGGTCGCGAGGAAATGCAGGCACGGGAATCTTATAAGGCGGGCCTGATAAGCCTACAAACCTACCACGGAGAATTAGGGGAGGACTGGGTCGAGCAAGTGAATCAGATTAAAATGGAGCAAACATACATGAGCGGAGGCGTGGAAGTCGCAGCCGAACCTCTCATCACAAAAATTGGAGTGGGTGGCGCTCAGTCTCTTACCGCAATTCTACAATCACTCGGAAGCGGACAAATTACAGCAGGCCAAGCTGAGGTTATTTTGGTCACCGTCTTTGGCTTAAACAAAGAAGACGCCGCGAAAATAGCCCAAGGAACTCCATTTGCATCACTTGCTCCTACAGAGACCCCGATCGAATCTGCCCCAGACGAAGCGCCGATCCCAGAGGAACCACAGGCCGACGCCACTGCCACCGATATCACCACACGAACTGACGCAATTACCGACGCACCCGAGCAGCTCGCCGCCCCATCATTTATTATGGCCGACGATGCACCCGATTTTAACCTTAGCGCTAAAGAGCTAAACATGATCGTCCGCGCCCTTGGCATAGGCCAAGCCAAGACCAAAACTAAAAAGCGAAAGTAGTTGCTACCGCCTAGACCAGGCGCAGGCTTAAAGGGTGAGCCGGATATCCTTTGATCCTATTGATGCCGAGCCACAGCAAGTAGCTACCGAATACTATAACGACGGCGTGGTCACGGTTACTCGTCAGCTTGTTATTCTGGGGCCGCCCTACAACCAAACCTACCCAATCGCAAACCTGCAGGGCGTCCGTTACGCTGAAGATACTACCGGCATATTTGGTCGCGTGTTATGGATGTTCCTTAGCGGATTCGGAATCCTTTTTGGATTTGTTCTAATGCTCCAAGTGCATAGCCCGGTTATGGGTGGATTTTTTATCTGCGCCTCAATCGCCATCCTTTACAAATGCATTCGCGCTTTTGATAAATGGTACGTTGAGCTGATGCTAGGCGGTTTAAATAATCAAACACTTGCCATGAAGAAAAAAGAGGGCGCTGAATATTTAACCTACTGCATTACACGCGCCATGCAAGATCTACACACCCCGCCAGATTCTGGCCAACCAGTTGCTTACTCTCCAGTGTTTCCAGACCCCGTCCTCACCCGAAACTAATTTGACACGCCATGCGCGGGCATGGCCAACAAACTCCCGTCCGTTTCCATTCTCACCGTAGGCGAGGCTAAAGGCCACGACCTACTCATCGACCAAACCTCCCTCGAACAAGCGCTGGCCGTAGCGCAAACCATGAAGCGGATAAAGGTGACCATGGGCCACGGCGCCCAGGTCGACGGTATCCTCGGCTACATCGACAGCTTTGTGATTAAAGGCGACCGCCTCATGGGCGATCTTACTTTGTTCAGCACCACCCAAGCCCAGTTCGTCCAACACCTAGCTCAGGTACTGCCCGAAGGATTTGGCCTGTCCCTCACGTTCAGCGGCGTACCCGCCGAAGTCGGAGCTTATCGCTACGCCCGCGTCTCGGAAATCTACGACATCAGCGTCGTTTCCACGCCCGCCGCTAACCCCGCCGGGATGTTTTCTGCCTTCACCGCAGTTGACATCAAAAATCTACAAATGGAAACATCGCCAGTAGTCGAAAAAATTGAAGCGGCCCCCGTGGTCGAAGTTGTCGTCACCCCCGAAGTCGCGCCCGTTGTGGCTTTGGCCGAAGCGCCTGTTGTCACGCCTACCGCACCCGTCGAAGTCAAAGCCGCTGAGCCCACCTTGGCCGATGTTGTCGCCATGCTCACCGAACTGCTCGTCCTCGCCAAAGCGGATAACGCCGCTGAAGGCGTTGCAGAGCCCGCCATGGATATGGCCAAAAAAGAAGGCTACGCCATGAGCGCCGTCATCGACGAAAAAACTGTCATCACTCTAGAAAAAGCGAAGACCGATTCTGCAGGTGCGGAACCGATCCCAGCTGAATCCGCCCAGCCGGTTGGCCGCGGTGAGATCCTAAACCAATTCAACCAGGAGAAAGACGATTCCAAACGAATCAAGCTTCTCCGCAAATTAGGTCTGTAAGACCTAAAGAAAACAGGAACCAAACACCATGGCAAATACACTCGGCACAACCAATGCAAACGTAATCGCGCAGAGGGCGTTAGAAATCCTCGTAGCCGATTATTCGTTTTTGCGAAGCGGAGTTTCTAATTTTTCCAGCGATGCTGCGAAATACGGAGCTTCAATCTATACGTCCCGCCTCTCTGCTCTCACGGCTGCTGATTATAGCCAGAGCACTGGTTACGCGGGATCAGCGATCACCCAGACGGATGTCGCGATCACGCTAAATAAGTTCAAACACGTCACCTACTCGGTGGACGATCAAGAACGTACCAGCTCAAACATCAATTTGATCGAGCGTTTCGCAGGTGCGGCCGCTCATGCGATCGGGTTGCAGATGGTGGGCGACTTGCTCACCCTCGTAACTTCTTCGACGTTCACCAACGCGATCACCGTTGCTTCCACCGCGTTTAACTATCGCTCGGTAGTGTCTGCAGGTGCAGTGCTCAACTCGCTAAACTCGCCCGTCAACGGCCGCTACTGCGTGTTGGCGCCTTTGTTCTACGGTGCACTGATGAATGATACCACGGTCGTGGCGAATCCTCAGATCACTGGGGACATCGTTCGTGGCGGCGGAATCGGCAAAGTGGCCGGATTCGACGTGAACCAGTATAGCGCAATTCCTAGCAACGGAATCACCTTAGGTGGTTTTTTCGGGCAACAGGAATCACTGCTCATTGCGGCCCGCGTCCCTGAAGTGCCAACTACTGTGATGATTCCTGGCGACATCTCGGTGGTTACCGAACCCCGCACAGGACTGAGTTTACAGGTGCGAGAGGCATATAACATGTCCCTCGGAACGCTCAGCAGAACCTACGCCTTGATCTACGGCGTGAAAGCTGGGGAGCCCAACAGTCTCGTACGTATCAACGGAGCCTAAGTCACTCGGAACGGGCGGTGGTCCACTCGGATCACCGCCCCTTCCACCTAAAGAAATCCTCATTCAATGTCTGAATTTACCGACGCCCTCAAAGAATCGCTCGCCGTTTTGCACGGGCAAACAGGCACCACCGTCACCATTGGATCTACCGCCGTCACCGGCATCCTTTCTACCATCACCCGCAAGGAGAACGTTGAGCTAGGCGGATTCGATCTCGATCTCAATACCACCTTCACCATCGACGTCTCCTTACTAGCCAACGCCCCCACCATCGGCTCTGTCTTGGTGGCGAATTCTGTCTCTTATCGGATCGTCACCGTCGATACCTCGATCGGCTCCTACCTCCTCGGACTTAGAGAAAAGTAACCCCCAGCCATGGCACCCCGAAATCCTCCTAAAATATCGGTCTACTTTATCGCAGGCCATGAGGCCCAGTTCATCGGTCGTGCCATGGCCGCCTTCCGTCCTTTCTGTAGCGAGATCATCGTGGCACTCGCCCAGGGTAACCGGCCGGACGACGGCACCCGCGAGATTGCTGAGAAAGCAGGCGCCACCGTCATCACCTACCACAACTCAGGCACCGCCGCAGATTGGCCTCACGTCGATAACTTTGCCCACGCACGTAACTGCGCATTAAATGCGTGCACTGGGGACTACGCCGTCTGGTTCGATTGCGATGATCTACCCGCCACAGACCTCGATAAATGCTTCACAAGGGCCGTGGAAGCGTTTGAAAAAGATTCAGCCCTGGGGATCTATGCAGGCGTGTACGCCGTTTTAAACGCCAAACTCAACCCAGTACGCGAGAGGATGGTCCGAAGATTGCCGGGTGGCGGTTGGTCCGGCACTTGGCACTACGCCGTCCATGAAGCACTCCTGCCGATCGCTGGGCTGAAATCCGTAGGGGAGCAGAACGTCTGGTGCGAACACCACTGCGGCGGATACAAGCCCAACAGCGCAGACCGCAACCTCCGCATCCTAGGCGGCGAACTCAGCCAGGCGGGCAAGTACGCTTACTACTACCAGCAGGAACTATTCTTAGGTAACAAGCGCAACGAGAGCGGCGTCTGGTCCCGCGTTGCCGCCTACTGGCCTAAGCAGGAACCCACCCTGCAATACGAAGCCATGTGCAACTATGCGGCCGCCCACCCCGATCGTGATACCCGGATGAAACTTTACGGCGAGGCGCACCAGCTCCAGCCCGGCCGGAGGGAAGCACTTTACTACATTGCCCGCGAGGAAGCGTCCGTGGGCAGGTGGGGCGCCGTGTACTACATGTTAAAGGCGGCCATGGTCCAGCCCGATCCTGGCATCTCGATTTGGAACTGCCAGCGCTCGATCTACGACTTCGAGTGCATCGACCTTTATATCTGCGCCGCCCGCATGACCGGCGACACGGCAGAAGTAGCCAAGATCGAAACCGCCTGGCGCAAGCAGTGCCCCGTTAAAATTTCCATCCTTCACGCCACCCGCGGCCGTCCGCAGGAGGCGATTAACGCCCGCGTCCTCTGGATGAAGAAAGCGTCTGCCCCGCAAAACATAGAATGGCTTTTTGCTTGTGATAACGACGACCCAACCGCCGCCGTCCTCAAACCGTGGAACCCCGTCATGGGCGAGGGAAGCTGCGTAGCCGCATGGAACAGGGCGGCCGCCAAAGCCCAGGGCGATATCCTTATCCAAGCTAGCGACGATTGGGACCCACCGCTGTATTGGGACACCATTGTGACCGAACGCCTAGGCGATCTCAGTAAGCCCAAAGTCCTAGCAATCTCCGACGGGCACCGCACCGACGAACTCCTTTGCATGGCCATTTTAACAAAAGCTCGGCTTATCCAGCAGAGCTCACTTTTTGCGAATGAATACGACGCCTGCTCGGGCATCTTTAGCGATAACGAATTTAGCCACCGGGCAATCAAAGACGGCGTCATCGTCCAGGCGAAAGACGTCGTCTTTACTCACAACAATCCGCTTTTCACGGGTGCAGTGCAGGATGCGGAATTTAAAAAGCATAACGCACAAGAAAACTACGTCCTGGGCGAAAAGATATTTAAGGAGCGCAACCCGTGATCTTTGAATACAAAGGCCAACTCTATCCAGATTACATTAGAAACGGCAACGCCTGCTCGCACGTTTTGCCTTTTGCCCAGCAGTTTTGCCATGGCGATGGCCTAGACATCGGAGGGACAAAGGATTGGTCTTTGCCAGGAGCAAAAATAATTAACATCGATCAGGCCAACGGATATGACGCTCTCAATTTACCCGACGAAAAATATGATTTTGTCTTCTCATCTCACACCCTTGAACACGTTGAAAAATACGTTCAAGCCCTAGAACACTGGAAGACAAGGCTAAAGCCCGGCGGAGTCTTGTTTATGTATTTGCCTCATCCAGACATGGAATACTGGCGGCCACAAAATAATCGCAAGCATGCTCACCTATTCCACCCAGAGGACATGACCAAGACGCTGGCGGATCTGGGATTTGAAAACATTCTATGTAGCGGCCGCGATCTTTATTGGAGTTTTGCCATCGTAGGATTCAACCATTAAAACAATCGTCTATCATCAGCGCCTTGGGGATATTATTAACTGCTTTCCGGCGGCTCTACACTTTGCCAAGCAGGGGGAGGAAGTGTTTGTTGAATGTTTGCCGCAGTATTCGTCAGCGCTAAATCTTATCAGCTACGCAAAATGGGTCGCACCTGGGGAAGGGGAGGGGGAGATCTTAGACTTTCAGATATGGCCAAAACGTTACAATGAATATCGGAACAGCGGGAAACCCTACGTGGATTTTCTCTACGACCATCCCGCACTGCACGGGGTAGATAGGCAGATCCTACTTGATTGCGTGCCAGACGAGCCGCCGCCTGGTTTACCTGATCAGTACAACCTCCTAGCGCCTATGGGTATCAGCCTAGCGTGGAATTACCCCACCTTAGATATCCAAATTAAGGCGGAAGAGCTGATGCGCGATTACATCATAATGTGCGAAAAACAGTACTACTTCCACAGGCGTCATTGGACAGCGGACAACGTAGTCCAAATGGCTCAGGCGATTAAACACGCGGATAAGTTTATGACGATTAACTCGGCTCCGGCCGTACTGGCCTCCGCCTTGCGTCAGAATCGCCCAACATTCTTCCTTCCTCAAAAACAACAGTGGGCACAAGACAACATCGCACCGTGGCCTGGGCGCGTTGACGTGGAGCTATAACCTATGGCCGCCGTCACCATGCTTGATCGTTTAATCGAAGCCGCTTTTAAAGAGCTGATCTCGCCCGTAGTTACCGCACCTACCTACCACCTTTCCCACGATGCCACAGAGAATGTCCCGCCTTCCATAGTCATTAAGGCGACAATGGGCTCAGAGGAGCCCGTCAGAGGCAGTGGCGTATTTAGCCTGCCCGTAGAAATTATCTTCACAGAGAGGCAAGACGACGTCACCACCTCTTCCCACAGCGCTCAGTGTAGCCAGATCCTGCAGTGCTTCTATGACGCGACTAATCTCTCAGCTAGGCTTAATGCCACCACTGCCATCGGCTTAGCCCGCACATACAGCGCCAAGCTAGAATCCAGCGAGGCAAACGCAGAAAACGAGGAGCGTACTATCGGCCAAACCTACAAGCTCACCGTCATTGCCTATCCCGGTTCCATTGCGAGTTGACACGTACTTTAGGGCAATATGGCAAACGCAGTTACCATCGGGCAAACTGGCCTTTCTTTCGGCGCTACGGCGGAGTCTGGCCTACTCATCTCGAGTTATTCTGAAACCCGCAACATCGAACACGCAGAAGTAAGAGACGCGACCGGAAATGTGGTCGGCATCGCCCTCTATAACCAAACCGATTCTATCTCCTTCTCTGGTTCCATCACCGGCTCCTATGCGACAACTGCTGGCGCCGTTCTCACCACCCTCGCCAACGCAACCAGCACAGGTGGAAAAATCGTGGTTCAATCTGTGGCATTCTCCAAGAGCCCAGACGCTTTCGTCACTGTAGACGTGAGTGCCACCCGCTATCCAAACATGAGCTAAACCGCTACTGCGGTTTACTGAAATCCTCTCATAACAATGGAAAGCTTCTGGGGTACAACTAACTTGAAAGTAGCGGCCGCCGCTACCGCCTTCGGCGCCACCCTACGCCAGCTCGATCCCGTCACTTGTATTGTAAAGGAGGGCGGCCAACGTCAGGTCACCTTCTGGTTCAGCTCCTCCGGCCCCGACGGCGACGAGGCCCGTGCCGAAATGGAACGCACCTGGGGCGAAATGAAGTCTGACAAAGAATCCGCCATCCGCTTTGTTCGCGCCGCGCTTGAGAATCGCGAAACCCTCTTAGGATTGGTTAAACGAGCCGAGCCTATTCTTTCCATCCAACGGGGTGGGCAAACACTGCTAGTGCCAGAAAAAGCCCGTCCTGAGCTTAAGCGTGCCCTTTTAAACAAACTATGAGCGACAACCTCGAGCAAGATCTGGACGAGGCGTTTATCGCCCCAGACACATTCTTTAAAGGGGAGAAACTGGCGCCATATACCGAAGGCAGCCGCCTGCTCATGCTTCAGGTAAGGGACGAGGCGGACAGCGCCATCTACTTCGTCTGGTCATTCGTCTACATCCACATCCTGCTCGCCCAGGATAGGCGGGCCGCCATTAAGCTGGCGTGGGATCGGGACGCCTTTCGCGAAAAGCTTCTGGATTGGTCGGAGAATATGACAGAGGAGGATCGGACGACAGCCTCTCTAGTCTGCTCCTCCGTGCTTGGGGTCGCCAACAAAGCCCGCGTGAACGTTATCCCCGGCGCCTTGGCCGAGGCCGCACCCCCAAACGCCTAGCGCCAGGGGGGAGCGCCGCGTGCGTCTTCGTCCTGGCTAAGGAAACTGGATGGTCCATTGAAAAAATCTTATGGGAAATACCTCTCAGCCAAGTTCACCAGGCGGAACACGTCTTCTTGTATATGAACGGCGCCAAGCTCAGGCGGGCAAATTATATCGGTGGCTCAGATATTCGTGACATGGAAAGGTTGTTAGGATTATGAGCGCAACATTTACCGTAGATGCCACCAAACTAGAAAGAGCGCTTAAAGCTTTCATCGGAAATACTAAACTGGAAGCAGGTAAGGAGATGAAGGTGCAGGCTCGCAACCTTTGCCTAAGTCTAGCAAAAGGCACCCAACCGTTTGGCCTTGATTCGGGAGCAAAGAAACAAGGGGAACAGGCAGTGGCCCGCGATATCGGGCGAGTCTACAAATCAGTCGCCGGCGCCAGCGTGGGTATATCTAAACTAGCTACAGGCGGTGGTAAGACCGCATCTCAAAACGCCGCACAAGCAGGCCGCGCTTTTGCCGCTTTGGTAAATTCTAAATTTACAGGTAAAGGGAAAAAGAAGCGCACCATGGCTGCCCGCAGCCAAGCGCAGGAACTGCTTAACCGCATTAACTCCGCGCCCTTTATCCACACCCAGCTAGGCCCGTTTGACGGTGGCAAAGCTCACACCGCCGCCAGATTTGGTAAACGCAAAAGCGTGCCAAAAAATCAGTTTGTTGGTCTTGTCGTAGACAAATCCAGCGATCTTAAAAAATACTATAAAGAAAAGACGAGTCATGTCGGCATAATGAAAAGCGGCTGGTCTTCCTGCGCCAAGCTTTTGGGTGGCCTAAAGGGATTCCCCGCGTGGGTTACCCGCCATGGCGGGGGAGGAACGGTAGACGATCAGAGCTCTAAGGCCGTCGGCGCCTTCTCAAAGCCCTACGTTAAAATAACAAACAAGATCCCCGGCATCGGTAACGCCATCAGCGATAGAACGATCCAACATTCCATTGACATCCAACTCGTAAAGATGATGAAGCGCCTAGGGATTATTGCAGACTACGAGCGCAAAAAAGCAGGCTTTGCCTAAAGATGGACGCCGTCGCAACTGCCAAACTAGCCCTCGACGCATCCGGCATGGATCGCGGCCTGCAGAGCGCCAGCGCTAGCTTAGATAAATTCGCTAAGCAGGCGGGATCTGCCCTGGTCGGCGCTTTTGCCATGGATAAAATCATCGGCGGATTTAGCACCGCCATTGAGAAGGGCGATCAGTTGCAAGATCTAGCCAATCGTTTTGGCGTGTCCGCCGTTTCCATTCAAGAGATAGGAAATGCAGCTAGCCTAAGTGGCGCAGGGGTAGAGGACGTGGCGGCGGCTATGAACAAGCTTTCCAAAAACGCAGGGGAGGCCATCGGCGGCAACGAAACCATGGCCGAATCGTTTGCGAAAATTGGCCTTAGTGTGGACGACCTAAAGACAATGAGCCCAGAGGATCTCTTTATGTCGCTGAGTAAGGCTATGGCCAGCGGTACAATCCCAGAGACAGAACAGCTCGCAGTCGCTTCAGATATTGCAGGCAAAAGCATAGGAGCCTTAATGGAAACTCTGCGCATGGGGCCAGAGGCCATCTCCGCCAACGGGCAAGCGATGGGAGTGTGGTCTGCGGAAACAATTTCGTCACTTTCCGATGCAAGTGACGCCATAAAAACTTTTCAGAACGAAATGACCAAAGGATTTGGTTATGTTGCACAGGCGGCTACGCCATTACTTACCGCATTTAAAGCCATCACCGAGGAGATAACCGTCATGGGCATGGCTGCCTTAGAGTTTATGAAGGGGAACTTTCAAATAGCAAAAGACCTAGTGAAGCTTGCTGGTAATAGTTCGTACAGCGGGGAAGCGACTTCTGTTGAGAAAAAAAACTCTGAGAAAAGGGCAGCAGCGGCGAAGGCTAGCGATGCAGGCAACGTTTCCAAAACTGATGCCAAGAGCATCGCCACCGCAGAAAAAGACGCCATCAAAGATCGTACTGATGAGGCCATGCGCATCCTCAAAAACGAGGAGAGCGAAAAGAAGCTGGCTAACGATAGCTACGAACGGGATCGCGCCCGTGCCACCGAACGCCTGCTCGAGGCCGCCAACATTGAAGTGCAGGCGGCTATGGAGAAACAGAAGCAAAGCAAAGGCGAGGGCGCAGTTGGCCCAGGCGGAACGTCTCGCCAGTACGACCAAGCAAAAGGCACAGCCGCAGGCGAAACCCTTAACTTTGCCAGCGGCCTAGGGGACAGCGGAATTTCAAACACAGTTGCCAGAGAACGCGCCAAGGCCGCCAAAGACCAGCAGGAGATAAATAAAAAAGAGTTTGATGCTAAGGTAATGGAAAGTACCTCAGCCACGGCCGGTGGCGGTCCGCGCACTATGGCCAGCCGTCGTCAGGAGTTTATTAAGTCAGAAGCAGGCAAAGAAGCTAAAGGCCAAAAGACCCTATCAGACGTCTACACCGTGCTGGATGAAGCGCTACGAACCCTACTAAAAGCGCCCATTGTAGGTTCAGGAGCTTAATATGCCCTCCGCCACCATCATCGGCTCTCCGTCCTCAGGAGCTAAAACTCTGCGCCGTGTAGACTATGGTACCGAGCGCAACGGCCTAGAAACCCTTACGGAAACCTACACCATCCGCACCTCCGATCGTGCCAGCATCCAGCCGGCTTTCCTTACTACTCATCGCAACTTCAGCGCCAGCTCTACCAAATACGATCGCATGGCCATAGAAAACTTTTCTTTTCGTGCGCAAGATGGCGACATCTCGGAACTCAGCGTCACCTACGTCGGCCTTACCTCAGCCGCGGGCTTGCCCGGAGCCTTGGTAAGAATTGTTCCTACGCCAGGCGCAGGGATTAGAGGGCCAAACGCCGTTATCCAGGCGGAATATCTTTCTACTCAAACCGAGAGCGAGCTGGTTTTGCAAACTACCGGCACCACCGTCATGCCCACATCAATAAATGGAACGCTCATGCCAGCAAATTTTCCCTTCAGCACAAACCAAAACAACAGCTACACCTACTACGGCTACACCTTTGCCAGCATAGAATCCGTCCGTCGTGGTCAGTTTCTCGTTCTTACCGCCGTGTTTAAAGAATACTCAATTTCCATAGGCTGATCATGGCTTTTGTACCAAAACTCAAGCTACTAGAAGGAAAATCCCGCCTTGCCTTGGGCTTTTTCAACAGCCTAATCAATCGCATTGAGTGCACTAAGCCTATCGAGGGTGATGGCATTTTAATCACCGAGGAGCCCGACGGGTCCGGCTTTACGATAATGCTAGACGCTAACAACATCGTCACCCTCAACGTTTGCAGTAACGGCGTACCCGACACCATAGACGTCTACGTCTCGCCTCCAGCTCCGCCCGCCTAGCCTTTGACAATGAGCACCCAGAAACAACCATGAGCCTAGACATCCTCATCGACAGCAAAGCGGGCACACTTATCGCGGGAGGATCAGCTCCTTTTGGCACGCTTCCTACACTCACTCGGAACGACACCTATACCATTCGCGTCCGGCCCCAAGAGAAGGTGGCCAACCTATATCGCGACACCACCTTTACCTCTCCAAGCTTTAAATTTGGCCTAGGCTTTTTAGATCTCGAACCTACTGCAGGCAGCTTTAAGCTTAGCACCACCACCGGCACCTCTGGCGACATCGCCTACAATGCCAGTACGGCCGCCATCCTCACCGCCGTCTCAGGGATCGCGGGCAACGTCACCGTGGCCACCTTTGGCGGCGACGGCTCCGCCTGGCTGATCACCGCCGCCACTGCCAATACCGCCCTCAGCTTTAGCGGATCTAGCTTTACCCTGTTCCCACCCTGCGACGTCCTAATCGGTACCCGCCTAAACTACGCGTCGGGCGTCTGCGCTCAGGTCACGGTGGCCTTGCATCGTTCGCCCGCCGTCTATTCGGACAGCTTTGCCGTCAGCTCTACCGCTGGACAGATGGCGCTAAGCCTAGTCAATAACGGGTCGGTCACTTTTAACGAAACCTACCAGCTCGCAGTTGGCCCAGATGTAGATTCAGGCACATTTGTTTTGAAGTACGGCGTTACTGCTACCACCGCTATTTTAATCGGCACAGGCGTAGCCAGCTTTACGTCTGCCCTCGAGGGCATCACCGCTATCTCCACGGGTAACATTGCCGTGTCCGTGGCGGCAGATCGCTCCACCTATAACATCAGCTTCGTCGGCGCCCTTGGGTACACCAACATCACCACCGTACTTACCCTGGACGCCACCAACGTGGTTTATGGTAAGTACTATCAAAGTGTAGTGACCATGGCGACGGCCTCCATCGACCAGCTCTTCACCGAAACGACCGAGAATTTTATCGAACCACTTTTAGAAATTCAGATTGTCGATAGTGGCACCACCTACACCGCCCTTCAAAGCTCCTGCAGGCTGCGTCGCGATTTAATCGTTTAACTCTGGGCAGTAGCCCAAGCAAGATCCTATGGCTTTTCTCTTTGCAAAATCGTTTCCTTTTTGCGTTGCAGAAAGTGCTTTGGCAACTGGGAGCGGCACCAAGTACCCATTCGCAATGTCCCTTAAGGACGTAATGAGCTTATTTTGGAAGTTTGAATCATTTTCTTTGACTGGAAATTATTCACTCTCTTTTGAGTGGGGGACACCTGCATCAACAAAAACAGTTAACGACTCATATAGCGCTACCATTAGCACGGAATTTATTTCATTTTGGCCTCATAAAATGAGCGACATGATTTGTCCCGTCGATTATGTTGGATATCCATTATTTTATGGATTCTGTAATGGATTTGGGACTAGCTACGGAACGGGCGGACCGTATTCAACCAACACACTTCTGGATCTTAATATATTTAGGCAAGACCCATATCCAGTAATTAAAAAGGGTGAGCTTTTTTACCCGAATATTTACATAGGGATAAGCACGGATCTTGAGTACAGCGCTGAATACAGCTCAATCTTTCCAAACGGAAGTTATATAGCCGCACCCAATATGTTTAAGATAACTATTAATGGAAACGATTATTTAAGTGACTTTTACGCTACTGCAGACAGTCCCGCTTCATTCAACTCATTTAGCGGACAGCTCGCGTTTTCTGTGCAAAATGAAAAACTTGCTGAATGAAATAGTGCAATCGGGTGGGATATTGTGTGGCGGCTTTGTGCGTGATTACTTGATTCGAGGAGGACAATTTAACGACATAGATTTTTTTTTCAAAAAAGATTGGCCAGAACCATTTCAATCGTGGGAACGAATCCGGACTGTTAAGGGAAACGAAACAGCTCAAAAAATATTTAATGGTGTTAAGTATCATTGCTTAATAGTTGAAAGCACCGACCTTAGCTCGAATGTATTTTGTTTTGACGGAATAAAACTATATCCTCGCCCCTTGGTTGCCCCCATAGACTATGTGCAATCATTCCGTTTTATTTTTGAAAATAAGTACACACTGCAAGTTCCATCATTAAAGAATCTACGCCTAGAGGCCAAGCTTAAGAAAAAAGGATGGGAAAGGGCAGGCATTGTATATGTTTCGTCTGATATTGCAACACCCCCTACCGTCGGCCCTTGGTCAGATTTTACCCTGGCAAAGGAAAGGTTTGATGCTGTAGCCCTTTGACACCCACCGCCCAGAATGGCCGCTGGCGTCTATAATTTAACCATCGAGCAGGGCGTGGATCTCGCCCTCGAAGTTGCAGTTAAAGATAGCACCGCCGCCACCTACTCACTCACCGGCGCTACTGCAGCCGCTCAGATCCGTGACACCTACAACGGCTCCCTCCTAGCCACCTTCGCCTCTGTTACTGCCACCGGCACCACTGGCTCTCTTACCCTGGCATTAAGCGCCGCCACCGCCTCCGCCTTGCCCTTGTCTGGCGGGTACTGGGATCTTCTCCTCACTACGTCGGCCGCCACAAAAGTCCGCCTGCTTCAAGGATCAGTATCCATCGCAGGTGAGGTGACAGCTTAATGGCCCTCACCGCCACCGTCTGCGGTCCGGCCAGCATCTCCGTAGCCGTCGGCACACCCATCGTTACCGGCTCAGCTGGGGCAGGGGGCGTGACCACTGGCACGGCCGTGGCCTTGGCCGTTGCCTTGGGATGACATAGGAACCAAAGAAAATGAAACAAGTCTGGCCAAATTACTCATACTCGCCCACGACCAACGTCCTTACCCTCACGGGCCTTAACATAGACCGCGACCAGCTTCTGCTCGTCACGGCCGCCGATCGCGGGCGGATCATGTACAACTTTGCCGATAGCACCGTCACGGCGTCCGCCTTCACCGCTGGGGCCAATACTGGCCTCACCCTGGTGGCGTCTACTGCGGGCCTCACCACCACGGCCTCGCTTGTTATCTACTACGATGATCAAGTGGCTGGGATCTCTGGCACGGTCACCATCGGCTCTGCCCTCCCCGCAGGCACAAACAGCATCGGCGTAGTGTCAGTCGCCAACAGCGTCACCGTCTCCGCTCTGCCCGTCTCACTTTCCACCACTACCATCGGCGGGACGGCTCGGCTGAATGTTACTCTATCCTCTGCCGCCACCCCCGGCTCTACTGCACCCAGCTACGCAAACCTATACGGAGGGACAGACGGCACGCTTATCCGCGCCATCAGTGTAGACACCAGCGGCCGCACTGTCGTCACGGGGTCGGTTTCGCTTACTTCACTCCCGGCCCTTGTCGCTGGCACGGCACAGATTGGAAGCGTCACGGCCAGCATTTCTAACACGGTTCCCATCAGCATCTCCTCCGTCACGGTTGGAAACAGCGTCACCATCGGCTCGCTCCCTGCAATTAGTGGCACGGTCACGGCTAACATTGCAATTTCATCCAGTGCCATCACCTCGGGCAGTTTTAGCTCACTCACCTCAGCCACCCTCGTCCCTGCCAACACAGCTCGCAAAATGGCCACCGTCTACAATCTCGGAGCAGGGCAACTATTCGTGAACGCTGGGGCAAGTGCTACCACGCTAGGGGGTGGATTTATGGTGGCTTTATCTAGCGGGGATTTCTACGAGTGCGACTACACCACCACTACACTCTCTGCCATCTTCGCCACGGCTGGAACGGCTAGCTGGGTCAGTCATTAAGGATTAGGCAATGGCACTCTATCGTTCTTTTTCTCCGATAAATTCATTCGGATACAATGACAACGATTTTGCTGATTTTGTGCAACGTGGCGGTGGCGCAAGTATTTTTACGTCAGCGGAATTAGAAGCAGGCCACAATCTTGTCGTTCGACTAAAAGCATCAGGTCTATGGGCAAAAATGATTGGATTCTACCCATTCTTAGGAAGGGCTGAAACGCCGTGCAGACAAAACCTAAAAGGCTCTGCGTATCCATTAACTTTTGGAAAAGACAATAACTCGCTGACATTCGGCTGGTCTTTTGCTTCTTGGGGGGCAAGAGGCGACGGCTGGGGTGCTTATGCCGACACAGGCTTTTCTCCTCTTACTGGTTGGCCGGAATACGCCTCTGGATTCAGAAGCGGTTCGTTCGGATTGGATATTTTACAAGACGGAAAGAACGCCGCTTTTACAGATGTATTTACCAGCGGAACTGGAAGAGCCGGATCGAGCGGCGCGGCTTTATTGTTGCGCCCTACAACATCCTACTACGCGCTTCCCGGCTGGATTGGTAGTGGATCTGGTCAAGTATCTTTCACGACTCCTGCAAATGTTGTTGGGACGTGGTTAGTTACGCAAAGTAGTGATCCATCGACAAACTCAGCCGCATTAACTCACCCAGACGTGACTAGGGTTGTCTACAAGGATGCTGCTGTAGTGGCTAGTGCCTCGACTCAGTGGTATCCACCCGCTGATGGCGGCGGCGCTTATACTTTAAATGGAAATCTTCGTTTTGCTGGAAATGGGGATGGAACCAGAATGAGCAACTCTCAGTCTTCTGATAGGCCAATGTCATGCTGCTTTTTTGGGTTAGGTCTTACAGCGGCAGAAGCCACAGCTCTTTCCTCAATTATCACTAAATTTAAGACTGATCGCCAGGGAGCAATACCCGACATGAAAATCATAGGTGATGGAGATTCAATTATGGCCGCATACCTTACTTATCCTGGCGGAGTTGTCGGCGGCGGATCTGGAAACATTCGCGGATCTTTAAATTTCTTAGTTACTAAGTCAGGTGTTTTTTCAAATCTTACCGATTCTAATTTAAACAACTATGCGGTGGGTGGGTATACCGCGGCGTCTGTTCTTTCCGGATACGCTTCCAACGCCCACAGCCTTAGCGGTACAGCGAGCAAGTACATCCTATGGATAGGGACAAACGATATTAACAACTCTGTTTCCAACGCAACGATCCAATCTAACATGCGATCAATTTGGGCTAAGGCCAAGCAAGACGGCTACTACACCGTGGCCTTTACGGTTCTAAAAAGATCATCTTTCACTCAAGGTGGCGCGATGGACACCCAACGCATCGCACTTAACGCGCTTATTAAAGCGGACGAGGGAACATATGTAGATCAAGTGGTAGATGTGGATTCAGTAATTTCTTACAGCATGCTCAACGCCACTTACTTTGGAGATACTGACGGCACATTCCTTCACCCCAACGATGTAGGCCATAACTTAATTTGGACTTATGTAGCCTCTGTCTTAAAATAATGCCCCTCCTCCTGCTCGCCCTCTTCCTCTGCTCATGCAGTCCTAAGCACACGGAAAACAATGCCCTTCCGAATTACGAGATGATGCAAGCCGCCGAGGACGCAGGCCGCACCCCATCCACCAAATGAAAACCTCTAAGGCGCAAAAGAAGCGCATACATATACGAAAACACGTTTCCTTAGTCACGTTTAAGCCATCGTGCAAAGAGAAGGCAAGATGTCTGACATTCCCAGACAATCTGATGGCCATCTTTGGCTATCGCAGGGCGAAGGCTGAATAAGGCACGCCGTTATTAAAGTGTATGACTGTCGCCAACGATAGAGAGGACAACGGCCCCGGCTGGCGCGAGTTTTGGCAAAGCCTAAAATGGCTAGAGGCAGAGGGGTACATCGAGCTTTTTTACGATAAGAACGGGGAAGAAACCGTCCGCATCGCGGAAGGCGCTGAGAACGCTAAAATATGAGTTCCGATCAAGTGGCCGACCTTTCCGAACGCCTATCAGAGGTAAGAATTTCTGTGGCTAGGATTGAGACCCGCCAATCCGTTATCCTAGACGTGCTAGAACGCTCCCAAGCCAGCTTGGGCGAGTACCACGGACGCCTCCGCGAGATGGAAAACTCCGCGCACTCCCTCCGCACTAAAATCTGGCTTATCTCCGTCTGCGCTGGGGCCATCTGCTCAATGGTGTGGGAGCTGGTCAAGCGCCGCATCGGCCTTTGATCCTTTGACACCCCGCTAGGGGTATGCAACCCATAATCACCACCCTGTTACAAATCGACTGGCTCGGCGCCCTTGGCGCATTAACCGCACTTCTTGCAGCCGTGGCCGCAGTAGCCGCCTTTATCCCTGGGGATGAGCCGGAGGCGACCTTGCACAAGATCGTAGACTTCCTGAGTCAGTTTAGTAAGAAGCCCTAAAAAATATGATCACCGGCATCCTGGCGTTGCTGGGGACGGTAGCGGGGATTGTCTTGTGGATCATGAAGCGGCGTACCCCGCTCCAACGCGACTACGAACAGATCGAGATCGATCGATTAAAGAGGAACCGTGATATTGATTCGTGGTGGTCTTCTCGTCCTCCTAGCGCTTAGTGCCCTATCCTCCTGTGCAACGCTCCCGCGCACAGAAGGCCCGCCACCGACGCCGGACACGATCACAGACCTCATCATGCGGTGGGACGCAATCGAGCGCCGTGTCGGTCATTGTGATCCAGCCTACCGCAACCAGTACGTCCAAGCGCTTAAAGCGCTTTCTGATAGCTTGGCAGAAACAGCAAAATCCAACGCCCGCGAGGGACGATGACCACCCTAGCTGAGAGTAACGCCCGCACCCTAGCGGCGATCGATACTCTCGCGCCTGCGTTCCAGAAGCGCGTAAGGGGATGGGCGATGGAGATGGTCAACAGCAAAATCCCACCGCTCATCTACTGCGGCCGACGTACTATGGAGGAGCAAACCGCACTTTTTGCGATCGGGCGATCCGCCCCTGGCAAAGTGGTGACCAAGGCCAGAGCAGGCGAGTCGTTTCATAACTATGGCCTAGCTTTTGATTGGGTGCCGTTAAAGCCAGCGCCTAAGGATCCTACAATGCTCGTAGTCGACTGGGAGGACGATACTGCGTTTCGTATTGGCGAGCATATCGGCCAATCGTTTGAGCTGGCGGCAATTAGTTTTGAGACTGGCCACCTACAGGCGGCCGAATATCAAAGCTGGCGTGACATTCCACGTCAAGATGTGGAGAAACCCACTCAGCAAATTGTTGCAAAACCTGTCACCACCCGTCGCGTAAAAACAAGGAAGCCATGACCGATTCTCCCGCCATCCATAGCCCTATGTCTGAGGAGCATGAGAAGCACCTAGCCGGGATCCTTGTCGACCTAACGAGAGACGTTTCTAAAAAATACCGCAAGGGACAAGAAGAGCACGGTGGCGCCCTTTGGCGCAGGCCCGTGTGGAAGGATGCCTGGGACGAAGTGCTAGATCTGTGCACCTACGTTCACACCCTCCGGCTACAGCTCTCCGTCATTGCCGAGCTTGCCCTGCAAGGCGCGGCCGATAGTTCGGTCGCCGCCTCTCAATCCCGTGAAAATTGTCGACAAATTTTGGCAGTCCTACAGGGCTTCCCAAGCGCACACGACAAAAAGTGAAAGTCATAAAAAAGTGGAAACGGTGGCTGGCAGTGTCCTGCTCCCACGGTCACCTCGCTAACCCGGCCGCCCTAAAGGCCGCATTAGAAATAAAAAAGCGGTGGAAGCCGGACGTGACGATGCACCTAGGCGACTTTGTCGATCTCTCCGGCCTTATGGGCAGTGCCCGTAAAGATCCAGATTCACCCGAAAGAAGCACCTCTATACGTGAGGACTTCGATGCTGGCCTTAATTTCCTCCGAGAACTAGGCGCCAACTGGATTTTCCAAGGGAATCACGAACATAGACTCACCGCCCTACAATACTCTCCCAGCGCCATCGTAGCGCACTGTTGCACGTCGGCACTAAGCGAGATTCACAACACCTGCAAAGACCTACGGGCGACCTACATTCCCTACGACATCGAGCAAGGTTGGCGCGATCTGGGCGGAACGCTGTTTGGTCATGGCTACATGTTTAACGAGTCATCGGTGAGGGATCACGTGGAGATGTTGCGCAAGCCTGTGGTGTTTGGGCATCTGCACCGGGTCGATCGATCGGCGGGGAGAAGCATCGGCGCCCCGGTGGGTTGGACGATCGGATGCTTGGCAGACATAGGCAGCATGCACTACGCCAGGCGGCAGAGATCCGTGACTAGATGGCAACACGGAGTCGCCTGGGGCGAGTACGTAGACGGAGGGCAGGGGTGCACGGTGCAAGTACTCAGTCCAGTAGAGGGTCAATGGCGCTTCCCAATCTAACGCGTGATTGGGCACTGGCCCTGCAGGATCATGTTTCTCAACGAGTAGATCGCCCAGCGCCACCGGGTTGGCTAACCACAAAGGGTATTGCAGATCTTTTAAAAATTACTCCTCCGCATGCGAGTCGCGTTTTGTCTTCCATGGTAAAGGCAGGAAAAGCGGAGATGAAAAAGTTTTCTGCTCCCGTTAAAGTACGTCACACAAATGCTCTCACCGCCTTTGGCCCTCGCCGTGCTTACACTCGGCTAACGCCTTTTTTTCGTTTAATAAAAACAAATCAATCGAGTAAGAAACCTTAGTCTACCC